CCATTGTAATAGCCGCATTACCATCTACAGCACTCTTAGCAGATACTCCATTTGCAGCACCTGACTTAACAGTTGCTACTGCAGTCCCGTCTACTGTTCCAGTTAAGTTTCCACCTAATATTGTTGCAGTACTGTCTTGATTGGCAGTTGCTCCAGAAGCAGCACCAGTTTTTATTGTACTAGCCGCAGTACCATTAACTGTTCCAGTAACATCGCCTTCAAATGCATCATCCGCCTTTTGTATCTTTTTCCACTTTAATGCCATAATTTATTCCTCAGTAACAATATTGTAATCAGGGTCTTGCAGAGCAGCTTCTTCAAATCTTTTCTTTAGCTTATTGAATAGTTCAAACAAGGGATAACCCTCATTGATAGAAGTTTTTACTCCACCCACCATACTCATTAGATATTCAATCTCCTCTGTTGTCAGCTTTATGGTCTTGTATTTTTTCCGCATTAGCTTTCCCTTGTAAATTCGCCATAATGAATCTCACTTTTAATAACACAGCCGTTGCACCTTCTATTTCGTCTCCCTTAAATTCAGTCTTCATAATCAAATCGTATAAAAATGATATATCATCAAGGTCTAGTTTTAATAGTCTCTCGGCAAGGTTTATCTTTATCTCTTGCCCTTTTTTGTAACTCTTTTTCTTTTTGATAGCCTTCTCCCAGAATGACATTATGATTTTCCAGCATCTATTACATCCCCATCTGCATTAACATAATCGTAAGTATATCCGTCTATATCAGCTTTCTTTTTATGAAATTTTACTAAGTTGGGATAACTATGCCTAGATGGTGTTGATAATATCTGTTTAGGTGGCGTAATCGTACCATCAGCAGCCCTTGTGGGTTTAGCCTCCGGTGTCATTTTCTTTTGTAAATCAGCCATCATTTCAGCCTTTGTCATAATCTCTACTTCTATTTCCTTATCGTCATCCCAGTCCATATTTTTTTGCATCAACCAAACTCTACGTCCACCATACATTACATTACCATCTTCATCAGCAGTAATATAATCAAACTCCTCAGGTACATACCCCTTAGCTTCTAAAGAAGCTTTTAAATCAGCATACTCATAAGGTTTTAATCCTTGATATACCTTACCACTATCCCCAACTTCTTGTTCAGGGAATTGACCAGAATCTGGAAGAGTTTGGTTTAATTCACTAAGTTTAAATGTTTTCTTAGACATCTACTACCTGATATAAATTTCCATTATATACACCAATTTGACCTTGAGCTTCTGCCGTAGGGTCATTATCATAACTACTATTAGCCGCATCATTTGATGTTATTGCTATAGGTGCTTTCTGTTTTGTAGCAATTTCAGACGTAACACTTGAGTGATAACTAGCATTATCATTTAATGCTGCTGCCAATTCATCTAATGTATTCAAAGCTCCCGGTGCACTACCAATAATATTTGTCTCAGCAGTTGATACAGCAGCCGCTTTTAATGTAGCTTTACTATCTCCACCAAGTGCTGTAGCATTTAAATCCTGAGCAGTTCCATCAATTTTTAAACTCTTAGTTGTACTATCAATGGTAATCGCTTGGTCAATAACAGAACTTAGACCAACGTTAGCTTTTGTAGTCCCACTTCTTATATCCGCTGTAGAATCATTATCAACAGAACCTAAACCTATAGAGCCTTTAGTAAAAGAACCTGTTCCTGCGTTATTCAATGTTACAGTTCCACTATCTGCAGATAATGTAATCTGACTATTTTTTAATATATTTGGAGCATTACTTCCATCTGACTTTATCTGTACATCGTTAGTCACAGCACTTAAACCGACGTGCCCTTTAGTAATTCCCGTAGGAGTTCCTGTGAATGCTGGAGAAGTATAAATTGTAGCTACGCTTTGGTTATCTACATTTGATAATCCTACGTTAGCTTTCGTAACTCCACTCCTTATATCAGCAGTAGAATCATTATCAACAGAGCCTAAACCTACGTGACCTTTAGTTATCCCTGTAGGGGTTCCAGTAAAAGCGGGGGAGGTGTAAATTGTAGCCACACTTTGGTTGTCTACATTTGACAAACCTACATTAGCTTTTGTAACCCCAGCCCTTATATCGGCTGTAGAATCATTATCAACCGAACCAAGTCCAACATCACCTTTTACTAAGCCAAGTCCACCTTTTTGAATACTAATAGCAACCCATTCGCCTGAGGTGATTTCATTAGCCCCAACACTAGCCGCACGATACATTTTATTACTATCATTAGTATCCGTCCAAATATCACCAATAGCAAGAGAAGTAGGTATATCATCCTGTGCAAAACTTGTAGGAGCTGTAACATTTGATACATTATTTAGTCCAATAGCACCCTTACTAGGAGTTACTTCTTCCCATTTACCAGTTGCTATCGCATTAGCACCAACTGATTTAGCAACATATTGTTTATTACCATCATCAGTATCAATCCAAACATCATTTACAGCCGTTGAGGTTGGGATACTATCTTGACTAAAAGTAACTGTTTGAATAACGTTTATCACATCTGGTAATCCAACTGCCGCTTTTCCCGGAGTAATACTCTCCCATTCACCTGATGTTATCGCATCTGCACCAACGCTTGCAGCTCTATACATCTTATTATCATCATCAGTATCTGTCCATATATCACCTACAGCTAAGGATGTTGGTATAGAATCTTGTCTAAATTGAACAGGGGCAGTAGTGTTTGCAACATTACCAAGCCCTATAGAATTCTTATTAGGGGTTATATCAATCCATTCACCATTACCTATCTGGTTATCACCAGCAGCAGTAGCCCAATAAGCCCTATTGCCATCATCAGTATCAAACCAAGAATCACCAGCATTAAGAGCTGTTGGAACACTTGCCTGTCTAAATATTTTGTTTCTAGTTGCACCAGCAGCCGCATTCGACGTTACAGTTGCTGCCGCTACATTATTCAGCTTTCCGGTTACATTTCCAGTAAAATCCGCATCTGATCTCTGCATCTTTTTCCATACGTTAGCCATCTTTTATCTCCTTATTCCGGCACGGATAATTTTAGTGTTTTGCTTACACTATCGTAATATAAAGTTCCAGCACCATTATCGGTTGGAGCACTTGAAAACGCTTTTAGGTGTAATGCTCCTTGGTGGTCTATGCTGAAAACTTCCGCATCATTATTAAGTATTTGCATTATATCACCAGAACTTAATGTGGAGCTAGTGTTATGCTTTAATATATTATCTACACCGACTAAGTCATCACCTACGACAACTTCAACATCTCCAGTTTCTGTTCCGGTGTCTCTATAAAATTTTCCATCTGTTGTGTTATAAAATACCAACTTGGTATACACATCTTTAATCCTATTACTACTGCCTGTTAAACTTCCGCCCATTATGGTATCCTTGTATAAGTTGGTGCAGTTGGCAATTCAACTCTAACCGTAGCTGGAGCTGCTGGCGGGACTAATCTAATCAATAAGGCTACTAATGTATTATCAAAAGCACAATCAATCACATCGAATGATTGTATTACCTCATTAAAAGATTTTAATCCTATCCCGTTATAAATAGCCATTAGAAATCATATCCTCCACTAATTACTATAGCTGAGCCATCTCTTCCTCTATAAGAGTATTTCTTTGCTTCTTTTACGCCAACCTCATATTTATTAATAAAATATGATGCTAACTGCAATGTTTCTGCCTGTCTTTCATATCCATTCGCTATAACTCTAGCGACTAAAGCTTCGTGAAATTGTTCCGGTATATCGTTTTCCTGCCCCCAAAAAGAAGCATCTGTCATTTCTATATTACTATCAAGTGATACATTTAAATAAGTATCATTAGCACCCCATCCATCTCTTTCAGGACTCTCCCCAGATAACAAATATTTATCAGGTCTTGCTATGTAGAATAGATGAACTTTTTTACCAGTCTCAGAAGGGGAAGAAAACTTATCAGTTGCTTCACTATAATAAGCTAGTAGTAGGGAATCTCTTTCTAACCAATATACCCATTGGCTAATATTCATTGATTGTCTTTCCATTATTGGTCCAAGTCCCTTTCCTTAGGTCTGCCTAATAATTTTTTAATAGACTTTCCATCGTAATCTACGTGTTTCACCTTAATAATGTGCTTTTTTAACTGATATAGTCTCTGATTAGCAACTGTTTCAAATTCGTCAGCTGCTTCAATAAGTTCTGCTTTAAAACCCATATCATTAGTTGCATCATTAAGTGAACGCACTATCTCTGTGATATTCATCTCGGGATGATGTTGCTGTACTCTTTCAATCATTTCTTTTAAAGTCATATTTGTCCCTCATCTGGGCTATCGTGCATACCGCCTTTTCCCACACTTTGTAAAAATTCTTGCTTCTTGGCTTGTACAATGGGTATCTGTGCAGTAATCCACTGATAGTCAATACCTAATTTAGATATTATTTTATCATATAATGCCATCTTTTTCTGGAGGTTAGCTTGGTATTCTCCTAACTCATTCTGCTTATCTGCAACCTTTTGACTTAATTCTGCTTGATATTTTGATATATCAATACTAGTTCTCTGAGCTTCTTTACTTATCTCTGCTTGGTATTTCTGCATTGAACTACCAAAATCTTGTATTTTACCACTTAATTCAGCGTTATAATCACTAAGTATAGCATTGGCTCTTCCTAATTCTTGAGCTGCTACTTGTAATGTAGCTTGAACCATATCTTCATCTTCGTCTTCTAACCATTCTTGTACAGTTAAAGGAGCACCATCATCACCTATTGCCGATTTATCATCTATAAGATTTTTAGCTTTTGCTAAAGCATCATCAATAGCAGCAGTTGGAAAAGTTGTTGCACTTAAACTTGGTAATGCTGTAGATATACTAAAAGCACTAGGTAATGATGCTGACATACTACCTAAGCTAACTTCCACATCAGCTATCTGATTAAATAGTGTAGTATCCGCATCTAGGTCAGTAGGTAGTTTAGAACCCATATCTATAAGTTTTTCACCTAAAAGAATCTCAGCAGCGTGTAATATTAAATATTGTTTCCAGTGTGTAGGGAATTTTTCTGTTGTTGCAATACTTTGACCAAATAAGTTGTGTGCATCATCTTTTACAGTTTCATTAGCATCGTGAACTGTTTTATGGTCAGAGTTAAAAACTACATAAACTGCACCACGAGTAGTAGCATTTGTATCCGCACAGTCTGGATATATTTTTAAAGAACCTTCAAAATCTACTACATACACAGGAGAATAAGCCTGTGCATAATATATACTACCCGAATCAGATGCTTTAATCTCTGACTCAGGAGCTATTGGTTGTGCCATATAATCACCCCTAGTAACCTTTATGACATCAAAAATCTTATTAGAAGCTAGTTCAAGACCACCAGCTATAGTTGCTTTTATTGGAATTTTATTAACAAAACCTTGATACTGGATAGGACTAATCTGCTTAGCCATAGCAAGAGTATGGTCAACTGCTTGTTTTATAGCATTAGTTGAATCTAAACCAGTTAAATCGCCTGCGTATTGTTTTATCTTATCTGTAAAAGCCATCTTCTTCCTTAGTAATGGGGGGCCGAAGCCCCCCAATTAACTATTTTATGACCAAGTCATTAATGCGTGAGTTTCAGGTAGACTGATCTCTAAACCGGCTTCGGTTAAAATCATATCTTTTCTTCCATCAACATTATTGTTTTGGACATTAGTAACAACGTGCGTATCACGAGATACACCATTACCACTTAGTGGACGATATTTAACATTTGCTAAATCAACAGCAACTGCTAAGTTCTCATCTTGATTCCTCAATAGAGGTTCGGCAACAAAGTGCAGGTTACCAAATAAGGTATTAACCTTAGTAACCATATGCCCAAAAGAGCCTTTTATGTTTTGAACATCCATACGATACTGATCTGTACCAACGGTGTTCTTCAAAAAGGAATCTGAGCCCAGTTTGTTTAACCAAGCAAGTACTTTACGAGAAGTAAGTACAAGTTTGTCCCCACTATTTCCAGATTCAGGTGAAAAGAAATCCTTCATCGCATCGATGAAATCATCATAATCACTACCTGAATAGGTAAAAGCAAAGTTTTTACCATTCGCTGAAGTGTAAGGTACTATTCCGTGCGTATAACGCACTGGTCCACCAGATGCAGATTCATCTGCAGCACCAATGCCGTAAAGCATTGCGTGTTCGATGTCCATCTTGTGTTCCATTAATTTATCGGCCCAAACGCGACGATATTCGTCAGGTTTGCCACGATAACGAGTTGCTAAAGCAGTTCCACTAAAGAGCTGTATTGCAGTTTTAAAAATCTGACAATATCCTTCTCTAGAGTAAAGCTCGTCTTTCCAACCTTCTGGGTCTGTTCCACCCTCAGCCCAAGCACTACCAATTACTTGACCCTCTTTACCAGCAGCTATAGTGCCACTAGCTTCAAGAGCAGTAAGTTTGATGCCTGTGTGAGTTGCAGCGGTATTGGACGCGTAAACAGCAGATTCGCCATCACCAAGATTTTCTACGCTTTTGACGCGAAAAGCTTTTCCAGCTAATCTAATTACTTGTCCCGGTACAAAATACTGAGGTGCGGCATTCTTACCCGTTGCTGATTCAACACCATACTTATCGTATGCTGCGACCATATCGAGTTCAGCAGAATCCGAACCAGCAGCGATGTTGCTACCGATTGCAGTTTTCAGAATGAAATTACGACGTTGCCATTGATGACGTTGTTCAAGGAACTTGAATACAGGGTCATCAGTAGCTTCTTTCGCAATTTTTGAAAGGTATACGAAAAACGGACTTTGTTGTGGAGCAAGCTCAGCTACTTTGTCCCCGAAGTTATAAACTCTTCGGGAATCATTGATGCTTACACCCTGAGGTGCAACACCAGAACTGATTGAATAAGCATTAGCCATTTGCTAATCTCCTTCTTTAATTCCACGGGTTCCGTGATTTGTAATCGCTAATCATAGAGTCCATAATGCCTTCCTCAGGAGAACTAGAAGTTGACTTATTAGCACTAGGCAGTACGCCCATTGGCGAAGGAACTTGTTGAGCACGCTTCATCTGATCAAAACTCTCTTGCGAGGGTGTTGTAGACTCAGCTTGTTCAATAGTACCAGCTTCTGGATGTCCTTGCACAGTTCCATTCTGTCTCATTCTATACAGTTGGAAGAGATTGTCAACCGTGACACTCTCTGGCTTATCCATAACATCAACAAAATCTTTGATTTCATCAGCAGAGGCATTATATGTCTTTGCTAAGTGGTCTCCAACCATTGTAATGTTATTATCATAAGCTTCTTTTTCCGCCTGTCTCCTCTGGATGTCCTGTCGTTCTTTAGTCAACTTTTCTCTTTCTTCATTTATAACAGCAACATTGTAGTCCTGCTTTAAACTAGAATACTCGTCCATCGAATCTCTCCAATGGTCGACTTCATCAAGGTACTTAGCTGATTGAGAACTAGGGTCACTCCAAGCCTCTTCCCTACTAAAACCACCCGGTTTGGCCGGTTTGTTTGGTGGAGGTGGAAAACTCTCATAACTCTCTTCCTGTTTTGCAGCTTCTTGCGTCTGAGGCTGTTCGGCAACCTGTTTCTTTAAAGAATCAAGTTCGTTTCTAGCCTTATCTGCTTCCGACTGCCAGTACTGGTATCGTACTGTGTCATTGGGGGCCTCTTCTTCTGCTTGAGGTTGAGCTTCTTGAGGTACTACTACAGGAGATGCTTGATCTGCTACAGGAGCTTCAGTCTCTTCAACTTCGTTTGCTCGGAAAAAATCCTCAATTTGGCCATCTTGTGAGAAAACCTCATCAGGGCCAAACTCTTGCGGTTCATTTGGGGAGCCCACAACGTCGTCAACTACTGCGACTTCGTCTGGTGGGGTTGTCCCTACTATGTTATCCATATTACGAGTTCCTTTTTTTTGTCTAGCCTGCTATGGGCATTAGGGTATAGACTATTTTTTAGGTTTTTCGGCATCTTTCACAGCACCTTTAACCTGTCCCATTACATCATCAAGGCGTTTCTCGAATAACTTGCCAGACATTTTAGACTGGGTTGAAGTCTTATCGAGGTCAGCTTTGAATTTTTCTAATTCAGCTTTCTGTTTGAGATGATAGTTTTCACGTTCTCTCGTCTGCAGATCGCCTTCTAAATCTTTTATCTTTTCACCAAGTTGTTCTACTTGGCCTTGTAGTTGCATAACAGTATCAGTTCTAGTCATTACACCTTCTAAGTCAAAAACTTCTGTTTTCTTTAGAACTTCAGTCTTATCAATGATACCTTTCTCATAAGCATCCATATACATTTCTAATTGTGCATACCTATTAGTAGGTAATGTAGAACCTGTAACTACAACAACATCAAAGTTTCCACGGGTTATATCATTCATTACTTCAATCTCACCCGTTTTATCATCGTATATCTTTTTATTTATAGCAAATTCAGATAAACTATTGTTAGGTTGTACTAAACGTACAATTTTTTCAGCTTGATATAGCTGTTGCATCAGACTGATAGCTACTTTAGCAGCTCTTACTAGCCCTGATTCAATATCTTGTAACTTTGATTTAATCTTTCTTTGTCCAAATTCATCAAGTGATACAGTCGCTTTATATGTATGAGGTGCGGCTTCAGAGTTACCCTGCATTAATTCATATAAACCTAAGGTATGGTCAATATCTTGTTTAGCAGCTTGTTCGTTCTGATATAATGTATTTGGTAATGGGGTAGGCTGTATTGGTTGAGGAGCACCATTGTCCATATCAACCTCTATAGCTACACCCGGTTGAGCCCATCTTTGTTCAAAATCTTGCATATCAACTGAACCAGATGGTATTAAAATCTTTGTATTAGTAGACGTGGTAGCGTGAGCAACAATCAGAGACCGTGTCTTATTAATGTACTCTTGCAAATCCTTAACCATTCGTACGTCGCTTACTGGGTAGGGCGTTCTGTTATGTATATTCATAAAGAACACGATGGGATAATGGTCAATGGGTAAAATGCGAGAATATAAGTAAGTATCACCTATAAGAACACACATTTTAACTCTTTGCACTGGTACGGACACG